TGTGTAAACAATTAAAATGAATACCATCTGTATCAAAACCTCTTTTACCTTCTTCAACAAAAATTGCACCAGTACCTATTGAGCAAAGATCAAGATATAATTCATGTACTTCAGTATTAAAATTTGTTTCGTTAAAAGTATCATACATTCTTTTTGCAGTATCTTCTAACCATAAAGAAACTTCTCTGTTTTGATTTAATTGTTCATCTCTTAATTTAATTGAAAACCATGCTAATGATGGAGATGTAAGTGTTCCTTGTAATGAAGCGGCTAATAAATTGTTTGCAGTTATTGCTGTACTATCATACAATACTTCAGTTCTTTTTTCGCCTTTAGTTCTTAAAGTAATAACGTCTGCTTTTCTTGGCATGACATAATCTAAAATTTCTTGCCAATGAGTTTCCCATGTGCCTCTACTTTCTTCCATAGAGCCAAGACGTTTTTTTATATACTCATATGAAGCCATGTTATTTTATTCCGCCACCTAAAACTGTTTTACTTGTAGTAGCTTCTTCTTCAACGCCTATACCAGAAGTTAAAATAGTTCCATATTGACCTTTTTTTTTCATACCTAACATTTTTTCTTTTTCTGCCGCTACTTTTGCTTCTGCTTTTTCAGTTTTATCAGTAACAGATGTATCTATTGGTGGTGGCATTTGTGGTTTTTTTTTCATTCCCATAATATTATATCCATTTACATTCTTGTTTTAACATACCGTAAATTGCGGCATCTACAAATTCATTACCAATTTTCATGGTGTGTCTGCATACACCTTCTTTAACAAATCCAACGCCTTTTAACAAGCGTTCATTTCTTTTGTATCCGTTACGACACAAAGCAGTTATTCTACTACATTTTAATTGAATAAAACAGTATAAAAATACCATTTTAATAAATCTTCTTTGACATACTTTAGGAGTATCTAATGCTAAATGAATAAAAATATTATGACCATCATAATCAGAAAACAATACTCCACCCATAACATTATCTTTGCCAGACACATCTCTTTCAACAAAACCTATAAATGAAAATTTATTATCTAAATCTGTATTAATGTTTGCTTTTGGTGAAACGTAATCAAATATTTTTTTACGCCATTCTTCTTCTGTTACTGCAACAATCACTATGCTCTAATTTTTTTCTTTTTTCCGCCACCTAAAATAGTTTTTGAAACATTTGCTTCACCTTCATCACCAACAGAAGAAGTTAAAATAGTTTGTGAACCATAACCAGAACCCATTGTTGATTTTTTTTCCGCAGTTATATCTGTTGGTGCTTCTGATACAGCAGTTTGTGGTGCTGTTGGTTTAACTACTGGTTCAGCTACTGGACTTGGCTCTTTTCTTTTTGGTTTTGAAAAAATTGATTTTACTATTTTTGCTACGCCACCCATAATTTATCCTTAATTAAATATGTTAAATTCATAATCAGATTGTATCTGTAAACGATCATAAGTTTTTGTTCTAGCTTTTCTTAACGACATAACTGCATATCTCATTGCAGATATTACATCATCATTAGCTGGTACAATCTTACCATCTTTTCTATGATACATTCGTAATTCTTCTAACAGTTTACCTTGATTTTTAAAAATTTTCAACCTTTGTGTCTTAAACCTAGTATATATCTCTTGAACACCAGCTTCTACAGAATTACCTCCAGAATTTTCTTTTTGTCCATTAGCAGGTGGGTTACTAAAATGTTCTCTAGTCATATTTACACCTTCTTCACGATATTGTTGTGTTAAACTTTTACCAGACCCTTTATCAGCTTGTCTTCCATCCATAGGCCAAACTACGGGTATATATCTACCTCGCATTTTAATTGCTGATGCATGAATAGGTACTGCTTCTTGCCTCATAGCGTAACTATCATAAACATAAGCTGTATCTGTATCTCTATCCCAAGCAACCCATACTGCGGCTGTTGGGTGATCCCATCCAAAATCCAACCCACAAATTTTTGGCCAATGATCTGGTATTTGTATTTCATCAATTACAACATCTTCTTCTGCTACAGGAAATACTAATCCAGAACCTAATTGTGGTATTCCACGTTCACGCATTTTTCTTTCATGGGGTGGTAATGCTTCTAAAATTTGATCTCTAACTTCTTGTGTCATATGAGGTGCATCATCCCAACCTGCTGTAATTAATGCTTGTCCTTTACGTAAATTATTTAAAAATTGTGCAACTGTTTCTGTCATACCGCTTTCTGGTGTAAATGTCATATAAACAATACCACCTTTATCGGCTGTACGGGTTAGTGATTGTGTATATATTGGAGTTGGTGGTTCTTCATCAAGCCAGATCACATCAACACTTTCACCCATCCATTTTTCTTTACCCATATCATAAGATTTAAAACCAATCCTAGAATTACCTCCAGAAATATGCTTAACAATTACCGAGTTTAATGCATTAGGTACACCCGCTTTTCTAATAGTATCTACAATTTTGTTTAATGGTATTGAACCAGTACCTTTTGCGGCAGGATCGTCTGGTTGGCCGATAAGTTCTTTTTGGCAAACATCCCTAGTGGTTTCATTTGAAACTCCCCCAGCCCAAGCACGTATTGGTCTATTAAATCGTTTGCCTTCCCACCACGTTGGGTAGTTACCCGTCACATGGTACGCCATTTCCATAGCCCCACAAAATGACTTACCGACCCTATTACCAGCCATAAGCAATCGTTGTTGTGCAACTGTCTTATGAAACTTTAATTGGTATTCGTATGGCGCATAATCTTTCATACGATTAGTTGCTTTACGTTTTTCCAATTCTTTAGCAATTTCTACTGCTCTTGCTAATGCGTCATCATTCATTTTTCAATATATATTTTCTACGTAATTTTCTATTGTTTTCTAAAGCCCATATTTCTTTTTCAGTTTTTTCTAGTTTACTATCAAACCCATAGTGTACTTTAGCTGTATTTTTAAACCTATCAACAAGAACATACCTATACACATAATTACCTTTTTTAAAATGCAATATTGTTTTTAAATCCTTAGTAGGTTTAACCATAAGCACTAATAGTTTAAATTTTTTATATATGCAACCTATTAACTTAGGTTAATATTAAATATACCCCATGAGTTTGCGGAGTTATCCATTGATTAATGACACAAATAGCGTTTTGGGGGGTGGGGGGTCAAATCACGGGCGTTCCTCACCATGTTTGTCCCGTGTCTGTGTGTGTGTATGTAGGAGAAAAAGAACAAAGCAGGGGTAATATTTACCAGACCGCATCACATGAGCCAACAGCAGGGGAAGGCGTGTGTGTGTGTGGACATCCTTCTTCAAGCCATAATACGCAGGTAATCAGAGTGATGAGCCTTCTACTGTACTATAGGTGTTATGTTTATGTGTGTGTCTGTGTGGGGGATTAAGAGGCTAGTTTAAAGAGCCAGACCCATCATCATTGTCGTTGAGTTTAACTATCTTCATTGTACCTAGCAGATGATCTAGTTCCTGTCTTAGTTCCTCGTCTGTCTTCTTACCTGTGACATCCTCTATTTTTGTCGTAGTTTGGTAGCCTGTTCTGTCTAGTAGGGAATTGATAGCGCCAAGCTGTACTGAAGGAGTAGTCTTGTCGTTTTCTATTAGCTTACGTAACTTATCCACCGCAATGGGTACGGCTGATCCAAGTAGCTTTTTAGTAGCTGTATCTATTTGATTAGCTAACTTGTTTTTTAGTTCATAGCCCTGTTGCTCGGCAGTTTTCTCGGAGTAACCCGCCTTAATGCAAGACTGTGTTGCGTTGCCTGTTTGACTAAAGTATTCAATAAACAATTTTTGTTTGTCTGTAAGGTTTTGTGACATATTTGCAACATTATAAACTAAAGTTTTTTTTTATGCAATAGCTTGACAGTATTTAATTATTTATGCTAATTACTTAACTTATGTTAATTAAAAAAAGGAGAAAAAACATGAGTAAAACAATGCCTAGTGCAGAACACATTATTAAAGTTTTAGCTGATGAGTTAAAGCAGGAAACTGTGTCTGTAATTAAAAGCGATAAACCTACTATGACCGTTTATGATGTTGAACCAACTCTTGAAGAAGCCCAGAAAGCTGTGGGCGGTTATGTTGAGATGGTTGATCTTGATGGGTTAGGATGTTTGTTAGTTGATGAAGAAGGTAAGTTAAAAAAAAAACCTATCAATGAACTAGCTACCAAACTTTATAATAAATTATTTCACGGTGTAATCGTGGGTGATGTTATTCATATCAAGCAGGAGAATAGGAGGGAATGGTAATGGGTTGGTCAGAATACATTAAACAAGCGATTGAGGTAGGGCTGAAAAGCCCTATCCCATACAAAGTTATTCCATATAAAAATGGAGTAGGCATTAAAAAAATTGAGTTTATTAATCTAACTAAAAAGGAGAAATAACATGGGATATACTAACTATTGGAAACAACCTACGGACTTCACCGTAGATGAATGGTGTGCTGTTAAGAATGAAGCAGAATACTTAAAAAACATTAGTAACACATTTAATGTAGGTATCTACAAGGATGAAATTATTATTAATGGCAATAATGAAGGTTGTGAAAGTTTTGACCTGTATCGTTTTGCTAAAACTAAGCCAGACTATGCGGGGCAGGATATTACTTTCAATTATTGTAAGACTAAGGAGTTACCTTATGATCTTGCTGTTTGGCATTTATTAACTTTCTGTCAGATGATCAAAAAGGATTTTGAGTGTAGTCGTGACGGGTGGGCGTGGGAGAAAAACCCACAGCCTACAGAAGTTGAAAGCGATAAGCCTCTATCTGTAAAGTTTAAATCAAATGATTATTGTGAAAATAATGAATTGCCTTTTGATCAAGTTAAATACTTTCAAATGTTTGATGAAGATAATGAGGATAAAACCAAAACTACATGGGTAAGGTTTAAACTTAAAAATAAGTTAAAAGGCAGAAAAGCTAACGGCTTTATAACCGCTATTGATAACGTCTTAAACATGGAACAAGTTAAAGACAATATCTTGAGGAGGTTGTGGGCATAATGTCAAATAAGACAGTTCATAGAATGACTATAGCAACAGGAATTATAATGTTTCTTGTTGGTATAACATTAGCTGTTTATGTTGAGGTCGTTTTTGGCCTCATCATAAGCGGTGGGGGTTATATAATTTTAAACAATGCAATCAAAGGAGATAAATAATGGCTGAACAAAATAACGCAACAGATTTTATACAATCTAGTAACAAAGCTAGAGCGTATGAAAAAAACAAAAATCATATTATTGATTTGAAATTAAAAAAAGAAACTATTGATATGCCAATAGAGGTTGAGCATTATGGTTGGTATTCAAATGATTATGATTTTGGAGAAAAACATAAACCTTTCAGAGATTGGATAGAGAAAGATCATAAAATAAAATGGGATGATTATGAA